ATAGTATGTCGTTAAAGTAGAATCAGAGATGTTAAAAATGAATTAAATTCTATTATAAAAAATATCATAACCAATCATAAATGTGGATATAAGCAACATAATAAAAAGTAAGATGTAAATATGATTTTCGTCTATAAATTTATAATTTACTAAATATGAACCATATGTTGTACCAATGAGAGAACCAAAAATAACAAGAAGAGCAATTTTAATATTTAAGTGTCCATTTTTATAATATAACCATAACCCAGGGAAACTTTGAGGAACTAATTGTAACGCTAAACCAATTGCAACACTTGATTTTATAGGAACGCCTAGAAATACAAGCATAGGCATAAGAAGTACACCAGCACCTATACCAATAATACCAATACTAACACCAGTTATAAAACCAGTCAATATAAATAAAAATTCATTCATATATATTGACTATAAATTATTCTCTGATAAGATTTTGAATTAAATCTATTCTCCCTTCCCTTAGATAACAAGGATCAATACGATTAATCTCTCTTGATGTTATATTTGAACATAATATTAGTATAAGATTAGGAAACATACCATAATCGATTTTGTCTATAAAATGATTCCAAGTCATTTTATTAAAAACTTGAATCGTATTATTTTTATGAGGGGCAATTTTTTCATAATGTATATTATGAATAAGAACATCAATTTCATCTAATAATAATATCAATGGTTTTTTAGCATTAGGTGAAACTCTATTATATAAATTTGATAAATAATCAGATGGTTGCGTTGGATTGAATGAATCACATAAATAACAGTTTAATTCTCTTGCCATCAAATAACTAATAAATGTTTTGCCTGAACCAGGTTTTCCATAAATAAAGCATTTTACATTATTTTTATTATTATAAATTTCCATAATATTTTCATAAATTTGCCTTTGTTCTGTAGTAAATGAAAAATCATTAATATAAATATTTCTTTTTGTATATTCAAAATAATTATAATCTCCATTTCTGTCCCAATAAGAAATAGTATTGTCCTTTTTTTCTATTACATTCGTATAAATCTTTTCTATTTTATGTTTTTTTTCATGTTTATTAAAAAAATCCATATTTTTTTTGCTCGTAAAAATATAAATACTATTACTTTGAATTCCGTGACTAGCAATAAGTAGGTATTTCAAATGTCTTGGTATAATAATTCCATTTGGATTATCATTTGAATAATCACTGCAAATACATTTACCAATATCTGAATTGATTAAAATTATTTTTTCTTTATTATTTATTCTATACATATGAATGTTAAATAGTTTTAAAAATAATAATAAAAAGGGTTTTATTATAGAAAAATAATGATTCATATTAACTATAGCCATATATAGTAAAAAACTGTATGTATTTTCCATAAAATTATGAATCAATTATCTTTATATACATAAATAATTAATTTGATATAATATATATATATGGGTAAAGTTAACAAAAGTAAAAAAAGAGTAAATCGTAAAAGTCAAAAAAGAGCAAATAATCGCAAAAGTCAAAAAAGAGCAAATAATCGCAAAAGTCAAAAAAGAGCAATTAAACGTAAAAAAAAAAGAACATTAAGAGGAGGTAATTACACACAAGAAAGAGGAGGTATTTCCCCACAAGAATTAGCAGGTCAATTACATTTGTTAGCAAAAAAATTGGAACAGCAGTCACAACCACAAGAACATTACCCTCTACAAGTAAAAGAACCTCCTTATAAACAACAAGAATACCCTCTACAAGTAAAAGAACCTCCTTATAAACAACAAGAATATCCTCTACAAGTAAATGGACAAGGTAATCAACATACTGTAGATTTCGGTATAGAAGGTGATTTAGCAAAAGATCTATTACAAAGACACGGTGATGATGCATTAAATAAAATGTATAATGAGGCTAAACCCTTCGAAAAAGATTCTGTTGTTATTTTATTTTATCTAGCAAGAATGTTAGATGATCTAACAAATAATGAATTACAATATGAAGGTGTTTATAAAAAGATGTTTAGAATCATTAGAGAGAGAGTAAAAAAAATATATGATTCTCATGTGATTACCGTAAATGAAACAGCAAGAAGACCACAAGATCCTAAAATAACTATTCCAGGAATTAAATATACATTAAGAAATGTATTAATTTCATTGGCAGATTTCTTCCAAAGACAAGCGTCAAGAAGAGCTGGAAAAGGTCGGCGGTTATGTAGTCCTTGTTCGAATCCTTATTTAGAAATATTTATCGGCGTTGTAAAACTATTTTACCAGTTAATTGAAAATGAAATAGGAAATAAAGTTTTACCCGAAAAACAAAAAAAACAATGGGATCAATTTAGAAAATCTATTGAAATTATAAATAGAAGAAGATTTGATGATGTTGGTAAAGAATATCAATTATTTAGTAATAATGCAGCAGCACCTTCATACGAGGAAACATATATGAAATTAAATAAACTTCTTATATGGATGAGTAATGCGTTACTAAAAGATAGTGAAACCGATGGAGGTTTCGAATGGTTAGAAAATCAAAGCAATAGAGATATATTTGATAAATCTATTTCGTGGGGTGCTGGAGAAGGAACAATCGGACAAGCAGGACACGCCTTAAGTGATATGGCAAATCAAGTAACTACAAATGATACATAAAATAATATTAAAGATATTTAATTATACATATTCAATGACAGTAATTGAATATGTATGGGTATGTAATAATTATACTATTCATAGCAAAACAAGAGTATTTACGAATACTATTTCTTCTCTAGAAAATGTTCCTTCATGGAATTATGACGGAAGTTCAACCAATCAAACAGAGACAACAAGTTCCGAAATTAATATTGTTCCTCGAGCATTATTTAATGATCCATTTAAGGGTTACAACTTTTTTATGGTCTTGTGTGATGCATATACTTATAAAGATGAACCTCTAATCGATAATGCTAGATATTCAGCAAATATTATAATGGAGAATTATAAATCATTAGAACCTTGGTTTGGTTTAGAACAAGAATATTTTTTATATAAAAAAGACGAAGCATATCCATTAGGATTTGTTGATGGAGTAGATCCCGGGAATCATTATTGTGGTAATTCTTTAATTGATACAGGACGAATTATATCTGAAGAACATCTAAAGGCGTGTATTGATGCCGGAATTACAATCTCTGGTTCAAACGCAGAAGTGGTAACAGGACAATGGGAGTTTCAAATTGGTCCATGTGAAGGTATTCAACAAGGAGACCACTTATGGATGGCGCGTTTTTTACTTCATAGAATTTGTGAAAAATATGATGTGTTAGCAAATTTCGAAGCAAAACCAGTAGAAAATGTAAATGGTTCTGGGTGTCATATGAATTATAGTACAAATGTAATGAGAGCAGATGAAGGTTTAAATGTTATTTTAAGTGCAATTACAAAATTATCAAATTATCACAACGAACATATGGCGGTATATGGAGATGGAAATCGCGAACGCATGATTGGAACCAATGAAACTGCAGATTATTCTAATTTTAAATATGGTATTGGTGACAGAACAGCATCAATTCGTATTGGTTATCAAACGTTTAAAGATAGAAAGGGATATTTTGAAGACCGTAGACCTGCCGCATCGGTTGATCCATATATTATTACAGCAAAAATGGTTAAAACCACAAATCTATAAATATCCATAATATACGATGACTCCAACTAAGAGTAAACCCTGGATATTTTTAGAAAATACATCAAGTACATTAAATGAATTATTTTTGTCTTTGTGTTCTAATAGATATGCTAAACCATAACCTATCCATAAAATTAAATTAAACCAGAATATGTATTTATTCATATCTTCATTGTATGTGAAATTTTGATATATTAGATAATAGGTAAATATTAAAAATATTGTACTTAACCCAAACGCTGCGTTTTTATCTAGTAAATGAATTTCGCCGGAAAAACCAAATAATAACATAAGTGCGTTCGCTATTATAATCATATTAATAATGTTGAAATGATCATTATATATACCTAATAATGTTAGATCTTCCGTTGGTATATAGTTAAATTTTCGGTATACATATATAAAAAAGCATACTAATAAAAATAACATAGTTGGTGTCGTAATAAACCAATCAAAATACCGTACAACAGATATGTCTATTTTAATATTATTAAAATTATAAACTAACCAAACATAAAACGAGAATTCAATGATTTGAACAATTGTATCCATTATTAACATCTCTTTTACAATCATATCGTTGGGGTTTACTTTTAAAAATAGTCCAACAATACATATAACACCTATAGTAAATTGCGCCATTAAAGACCAATAAGCAGTTGTATATATTTCTTGATTCATAATATATTATATAATATTATATTATGAAAGGTGGTAAAGCAATTGCTTCTGGAGGTTATGGTTGTGTATTTAAACCTGCTATTAAATGTAAAAATGAAACAGATAATTTAAAACTTACAACAGATCATGTTTCAAAACTTATGTATAATGAATATGCAAAAAATGAATTAAAAGAAATTTTAAAATTTAAACCTATACTTAATAAAATTCCTGATTATAAGAATTATTTTATGATTGACGGAATTTTTACGTGTGAACCTTCTCCGCTAACTCTAGAAGATAAAGAAGATTTTGAAAAATGTAGAAATTTTTCTCATATCAATAAGTCAAATATAAATTCAAATTTATGGGATGTATCCTTATTAAATATACCCTATGGTGGTATTAATTTAAATACATATCTTGATACTTTACAATACTTAACTGTAAATAAAGAACAACAATGTTCTTTTTATAATTATAAATTAATTGAAGTTTTAAGAAATGGTATTTTACCTATGAATAATTTAAATTTATATCATTATGATTTAAAACCTGATAATTTATTAATTGACGATCGTTTTAAAGAAAAATCAAATATTAAACTTATTGATTGGGGGTTATCTTCTGTAATCAAAAATAAAAATGATTTAAAATTAATTAGTGGAAGACCCATTCAATACAATGTTCCTTTTTCTGTTGTTTTATTTAATAAACAAATTAATGATATTATTAATGATGGTATGTCTTATTTAAAAATAAATAAAAGCATTTTTAAAGATATTGGAAAACGCGAACAAATGCGAATTATCGCTACTGAAATTGTGAATGATATTGAAATACATAAAAGTGGTCATTATAAAATTGTTGACGAACGTTTCATACCAATTATATATGATCATAGTGATATTTTTCTTTCATATATTCTTGTAAATCAATTTACAAATATTTTAGAAAAATATTGTAATAATTATATTTTTGATTATTATCTATTCTTTCAAGAAGTTTTTAGTAAAAATGTAGATATTTGGGGCTGGTTAACATGTTATTTATCGTTAGTTGAAAAAAATTTCGATCCTGTAACAAAAGATTCTATTAAAAGTATATTATTAGAGTATTTATTTTCAGATACTTATTCTGCTA